AGGTTGAGGTCAACTTCTACTTTATATGGCTCTTTGCGAATAGCACGACTTGGGTGCGTACCTGCATTGATACCATTTGATACGTCAACTGTAGCCATTTTCTATCTCCTTTAAGCCACGTTAAAGTTAGCAGTAGCAATTGCCTCAGGTCTTAAAATCTTACGACCATAGAGGTGCATACCACGCACGATGTCAGCAAAGCTGTCTGGATCACGATAGCTTTCTGTCTTAGATACTTGCTGTGCTGTTGCTACAGCAGAGCCGTGTCCTGCTACAATTACACCAAAGTTAGAACTTTGATTACTTGCACCAGTAGTACCTGAACCTGTACCTACTTGTGGTAAGTTGTTAGATACATAAATTTTAAATCCATGTAAATTATTTACAACTAAACCATTCTGTAGTCCAGATCCACCAAAGTCAGAATTTAACAATCTGCTATCTTCATCCTTTAATATTTCAATAAACACAGGATCAACTACTAACCAACGGTCTCCTGTATCAACAAACTGTTGATCTAAGAGTCTGCCCATTCTATTAATAACTTGTAAAGCTGTAGCAGTAGTTGTTGATTGTGAAGTTTGTCCTGGAAGTCTTGGAGCCAAAGGAATAGAGTTACCTGTTCCTGGCGAGTTAATGTTACCAAAATCTTCTTTAGTCAATTTCATGGTTGTAAGAAGCTCATCATTACCTGCTGTGGAAACAGCATTTGTTCCTGGTGATGTACTTCTAGCTGTATCTGGAGCACCATGTTTAGCTGACTGTTGATAACCTGCTAAATAACCTAAAACGTCTTGATCGTATTGATCTCTCAAACGATAAGCAGCACGGTCTGAAGCCAAAGTCATAAAGTTTATGTGGCTATGTGCAGCCTCAATATCGTCAATCTTAAATGCATAGTAATTAGATTGATCTACAACAAGTGTAAAATCCTCATCATCTAAGTCTTGAGCAGTAATTTGAGTACCACGACTATAAGCCTGAACTGAAACTTCTGGTTCTTTGATTATTTTTACTGAATCACCCATGTTTGCAATCTCACCAAAGTAATCACTATTGGTAATATCTTCAACAACAGATGATTTACGGAAAGCAAGTTGTACCTGCTTAGAGTAAATTACAGGGCTAAAATTACCGTTAGGTAAGTTTTGATACCCCGTTGCCTTAGGGAAAGCCATCTTAAATCTCCTTAAAAAATGTATAAGTAATTGAACGCATAACTTACACAATTCCTTTCGGGGCTGTCTTTTATTGGTGCATACTATTTAGCTGTATAGTATGGGCAATCAAGTCTCAGGTAATCCTTAAATTGTTCGTTGCGTTGTCTTTATTTTAGCTATATCCTTGGTGTCACAAAGTGGGCAAGGTATAGCTAGACCTATGTGAATTACAGTTCTACTGATAAATCCTTGAATGTCAAGTACTATCTAGCAGAACCAGTCAAATCATAGATAAAATTCCCTGATCTCATAGCTGCTATTATAGCATCCTGTTTAGCTTCATACTCAGCAGGTTGCATTTTCTCTACTTCAGATTCTTTAAAAGTACTTCCCTCTGCCATAGCTTCAGGAGATTCTTTAGAAGAAGTCTTAACAGATTTAGCAACTTCTCTCTGTACTTCTTTACTAGATCTTTTACCAGTAATACCCATATCTGCTTTATATAAGTCAATAGCCCTAGCAGCAGACATAGCATCATGTTCATTTTCATATAAGGCTTTTTGCACCCACTGTGGCTGTGCCTCTACCCAGTTATGAAACTGATCCTCATCTCTAATCTGAATAAAGTCAGGATGTTTTTTAAGCAATTCAACTTCTGCTTTTTCTCGCAGTGCATCATCTTGCATATCATTAATCTTTTTAATCCTGTCTTCTAACTCTTTCGACTGTTCCTGTGATTTCTTGATAGCTATTGTTTCAACTATCTTAGCTACATCAGGATATTCTTTTGCCCATTCATCAAGTTCTTCTTCACTCTTAGGCAATTTAATCTGTTGCTTAGTAGCTGTGTCTAGTTGAGATTTAAGCTCATCAATCTGCTTTTGAAGATCCCCTTCTTTCTTTTGTGCAAATCTTCTTAAATCACCATACCTTTTTTTAAAACTTCTTTCTTCAGCATTCTCAGGTTCAGGTTCTTGTTTTTCTACTACCTCTTCTTCAGTCTGTTGTGCTTTTTGTAACTCTGCTATTTCCTTTTCCTCTTGTTCTATCTTCTCTTTGTTTGTATTTCTTTTTGCAAATCCTGCTACTTTTTGTTTCTGTACTTCTATAGCTTGTGCTTCAGCCATTTTACTTCCTTTCACATTGGGGCTAACCGTAGCCGTAAGGGGGAGTTAGGTAGCCAAGTTAAACTTCTTCTTCCTCTTTCTTCTTCTTAAATAAATTTTCAGCCTGTTCTTTTAACGGATTAAAAGCCTCTTCTTGTATTGTTTGTTTTACAGGGTCTACTACTTTCTTTCTAAATATTTGTTGTATAGGCTGTTCTATAATAATATTTTTAAGTTCTTCTGCAGTTAAAGACCTACCTTTTAATGTAGCACCTGTATAAGCACTTGATAATTTTAATACTGTATTTTTAAATAACTGATAACTTTCTGGGTTATCTGCAAATTTAGATTTAAAGTTAGAGTCTATTGAGTTTCCTATTGATGTAGGAACACCATGTACTATTAAAGTTTCCTTAAATGTATCAAAAAAATCTCCACCTTGTGTTATAGAAAATATTCCATTCCTAACACTTAATGAAGTCAGTCCCATTACATCATCATACGATAAATTTGTACTCTCTGTTATTAAAGATATATCTTCTGGAGCTATTAAATTTTCAAAAGAACTAACAGTTAAACCTTCTGCACCTCCTGCAACAGCATTTTTAATTACTGCATCTTTAACATCTCCACCAAATATCAGAGCATCTAAACCTCCCATTGCACCTCTACTTATAGCTTTACCTGCTATCTTAGAAAAAGTACCATCGGGAGACATACCAAGAGATTTAGCTATAGAGTTTCCTAAATTTAAATCTAAATATTCTCCCACCACAGGTTTTATAGCAGCCGATAATCCCCCTTTAAAAAAGTCTCCACCTGATATTTCAGATATAGTACCTTCTACTAAAAAATTACCTGCAGCTACGGCAGCCTTACCACTAAGTCCTAAACTAGCTCCTATGTTAGCAGGTACACCCATACTCATCATAACCGCACTAGCTATCATCATGGGGCCAGTTAAATTAGTTTTTGTATCTGCATATTGTGGAAATAAAATAGCTTGATCATTATCATCAAAAGCAATCATATAATCTGCCATACCATCTACACTAGTAGTATTCCCCCATCTCAAACCTTTTTTTGGATCATCTCTTTCTGATGCTACTGCTCCTGATGATCCTAAGATGCCCCCATATTTACCCTGTACAACTTGCTCTCCAGTTTCTTTATTTATTAAAGTTCTGGTAATACCAGTTTTTCCTTTGCCATAAAGAGATGTCGTTGTGTCATACAAGCCATATCCTAAAGATGTACTTCCTTTTACTTCTCTTACATCTGTAGGATTAATTTCTTCTAGTCTATATTGCATTGCTTGATTTCTATATTCTCCTGTTGGAACTTTCCTATAATATTTATCACCCTTTTTAATTAACTTTACTTCAGATATAACATCTGCTTCTTTATATCCTAACTGTCTTAAATCTTTTATACCTGCACTTCTTAAATCTTTAACCATGTGCTTTTGTATAAAACCTACATCTCCTTGTTTTGGATATTTATATCCTCTTCTAGCTAATACATCAAACTGATGTGCAACTTGTTTTGTTAAATTGTCGGTAGCCTGTTGTTCATCTAATGTAGAGTAGTCGTCAGGCCCAATCATAAAACTTTCTGCTTTCATCATTTGATTTGTTTGTG